GCATGATGCAAGCGGTTAAGCTCCAGGGTAAGAACGGCCTGTTCACGCCCCCGATGTACAGTCAGATGTACCGTCTGACCACGCAGCCTGAGTCGAACGACAAGGGCAAGTGGTTCGGCTGGGAAGTCGAGCGTATCGGTACTGTCGACGACGAGAGCATTTACGCTATTTGTAAGAGCTTTGCGGCATCGGTGTCATCCGGTGCGGTGAAGACCAAGCACGATAGCGACGGTGAAGGAGCCTCTGGCGCCACACCGTTCTGATGTTTCCCGGGGCCGAAAGCAATATTTTCCCCCACTTACATGTTGCAAGTAGGCCCCATCTTTCGAGAAAGCAGAAATGACCGATATTTCACGTTTCAAGGCAATCTTTTCGGGCTTGGATATTGCCTACGGGACGTACAAGATCGAAGGCGACAAGGGTAATGGCAAGCAAGCCGGTAAAGCCGTTGTCGTTCGCAAGCCGCCGACTGATGATCTTTGGCAGAAGCACATCGAGGGCGTTGAGCCGTCGCTGGGCATTATCCCCATTCGTGCCGATAACTCCTGCATCTGGGGATGTATTGATATTGATCAGTATCCTCTCGATCACGCGGGGTTGATCAAAAAGATTCGCAGCCTCGAGCTGCCCCTCGTCGTGTGCCGCAGCAAGTCAGGCGGCGCACACGTATTCCTGTTCGTCAAAGAACCGATCCCCGCTGCCGAGATGCAGCGGTATCTGAAAGCCTCCGCAGCCCTTCTCGGTGAAGCCGGTCGCGAGATCTTCCCGAAGCAAGCCGAGATCCTCGTCGAGCGAGGCGATACCGGCAACTTCCTGAACTTGCCGTACTTCGGCGGCGACGACACGATGCGGTATGCCTTCAAGGATGATGGCAAAGCCGCGACGATGGAAGAGTTCTACGCCCTGTACGACCAGTTCGTGCAGGACAAGGCGCTCAAGTTTCCCGAAGAGCCAAAGGCCCCCGAATCACCTATCAAGGACGGCCCACCATGCCTACAGGCTATCTGCGCACAAGGCGTGCCCGAAGGCACACGGAACAATGCACTCTTCAACATCGGCCTTTACCTGAAGCGCGCGCACCCGGCGACGTGGGACAACCTGATCGTCGAGTACAACTACAAGTATGTGAGCCCTCCGCTTCCGAACAACGAAGTGCAGATGTTGATCAAACAGATCAATAAGAAGGAGTATCGGTACAAGTGCAAAGACGCGCCGCTCAATAGCTTCTGCAATAGCGGCCTGTGCAGGACTCGTAAGTTTGGGATCGGGGCCCACGGGCCAGACTCCCCGCAGCTCTCTGCGCTCTCGAAGTACGCGAGCGAACCCCCGCTTTGGTTCCTCGACGTCAATGGCAAGCGCATCGAGCTCGACACGGAAAGCCTCTTCAATCAAATGGCTTTCCAGAAGTCCTGCGTCGAGAAGCTCAACATCCTCCCTCCCGCGGTGAAGAAGCCCGATTGGGAGCAGCTTCTCAATGCGTTGCTCACCGAGATGGTCGAGACTGAGCAGATCACGGTTGCGAGTGAAGACACTACGGTCACAGGTCGCTTCAACGATCTCCTCGAGGAGTTTTGCACGCACTTGCAGCAAGCACTGGATCGCGACGAGATCCTGCTCGGCCGTCCGTGGACGAATGACGAAGAGGGCCGCACGTACTTCCGCATGAAAGACCTGGAAGCTCATCTCACGCGCAGTAACTTCAAAGGCATGACGCTGCCCAAGGTGGCCCAGCGCATCCGTGACATCGGCGGTGAGCCGATTAGCCTCTTCCTCAAGAACCGCGCAACACGGTGCTGGCGCATTCCCCGCTTTGAGCGACAAGGTTCACCGTTTGACACCCCTGAACAGAAGAAAAGCAGGAGTCCCTTCTGATGAGAAAGATAGATGGATTTGATAGTGCGTTGATTGGCATCGCCAGTGTATGGCAGAGGGGGAAGTCCGATGGCACCAGTCGCGTCGACACGTTGGTTTATGACGGAGACTCCATCTTAGCGACACTGATGCACGAGTCCGGCCTGTCGTATGAGGAGGCCGAGGAGTACATCAGCTTCAACATCGAAGGCGCTTACGTTGGTGAAGCCACGCCGATCATCGTCTGGTCCTGCAAGATGGCGCGGGTTGACATGATTTTTGAATCGCAGCGCGAGCTTGAGGAGGGGAACGATGAATAATCATCAACGTATGGTGTTCGTGGTCTATTGGATCAAGCCCGATCGCCCGGTCTCAATCGTCGGCGTGTTTGATGACTACCGCGACGCGCAGGAGAAGCAAGCCGAACAACCCGAACAGTTCGCGATCCACATCGCCCCCTACTATCCGTCACTGCCTACCGAACCATGAGCGTCGAAAAGGTATTCGGCCCTCCGGGCGCAGGCAAGACGACCTATCTGCTCTCGGTGGTACAAAACGAACTCGCGGCGGACGTCCATCCGACGCAGATCGGCTACTTTGCGTTCACCCGCAAAGCAGCAACCGAAGCCCGTGACCGCGCGATCCAGAAGTTCCCGGCGCTGAACCCGGACCTAGACTTCCCGTGGTTCCGTACCCTGCACTCGCTCGCCTACCGATGTCTCGGCATCACCAGCAAGGACATGATGGGCCCCGAGCACTACGCAGAGTTCGCTAAAGAGGCGGGGATTGAGCTGGGCATTGAGCAGGGTGAAGAGGAGTTTGCCGTCAAGGCCAACCACCCGATCCTGAACGAGGTCAACATCGCGCGGATCAAGGGCAAGGATCTTCGCCAGCACTACAACGAGAGCCGGATGATGATCGAGTGGCATCACTTCGAGTATGTTGATCGGGCCTACAGACATTACAAAGCCTCACGCGGGCTCCTGGACTTCACGGACTTGTTAGAGAAAGTTTTAGACGAACCTGACAGACTTCCGTCATTAAAAACATTAATTATTGACGAGGCTCAGGATTTATCGCAATTACAGTGGCGTCTAGTTAAGGAACTTATTGAACGCGCCGAACGCACCTACATCGCCGGCGACGACGATCAAGCAGTCTACACCTGGGCAGGCGCCGACGTTGATTCCTTCCTTACCCTCGACGGGGAGATCCGCGTCCTCGAGCAGTCCTACCGCGTCCCCTCCAAGATCCACGCGCTCGCCGATCAAGTCGTCAATCGCATCCGCAAGCGTCAGCCCAAGGTCTGGAAGCCGCGCACCGAAGGCGGCGCGATCGTCTACTACAACGACTTCCATCACGTAGACATCACCCAAGGCGAGTGGCTCGTGCTCGCCGCAGCGAACTACATGCTCACCGAGATGCACGAGTGGATCAAATCCCAAGGCCTACTCTTCGAGCGCCACGGACAACGGAGCATCCCCGAGTCCGTCCTCCATGCCGTCACCGGCTGGGAGCGTCTGCGCAAGGGCGGTGAAATCCCCTTCGAGACAGTCAAGACTATCTACAAGTTCCTCGATCCCAGCGCCGTCAAGCGTGGGCACAAAGGGCTGAAGACGGCGAGCGTAGAAGCTATGTATACCCATGCCTCGCTGACCAAGGACCACGGACTACAGACCGATGCCATCTGGCACGAGGCGCTGACCAAGATCGCTGAAGACAAGCGCAACTACCTCATCGCGCTCTTGCGTCGTGGCGTGAAGGTCACGGGCAAGGTGCCGATCAAACTGTCCACGATCCACGGCGCCAAGGGCGGCGAGGCGGACAACGTCCTCCTCATCGGCGACCTTTCGACCAAGTTTGCGCAGGAGTACGACAAGAACTCCGATGACATCAATCGGCTGCTCTACGTCGGCATTACCCGCGCCAAGCAGTCTTTGCATTTTGTTTTACCCAAGAATTCTTACAAGGGGTTTCGACTTTGAGCACCATGCCTATGTTTCAGCGGCCCTCGGAGTGGGTGCCGCCCGCCAGCTTTCCAGATCTTTCCGCCGCAACGGAGATTGCGATCGACCTTGAAACGTGTGACCCCCACATGGAGTCGATGGGGCCAGGATGGCCCCGGAAGGACGGTTACATCGTCGGCTACGCCGTCGCAGTAGACGGATGGAAGGGCTACTTCCCGATCGCCCATCAGGGCGGCGGAAACCTCGATGAGCGCATCGTCAATCGCTGGATGAAGAAAGTCCTCGAGCTGCCGTGCGACAAGATTATGCACAACGCTGCATACGATCTCGGCTGGCTTCGAGCCTCGGGCTTCACGGTCAACGGTAACATATATGACACCATGCTCGCGGCGCCTCTCATCGACGAGAACCGCTTCAGCTATGCACTCAATAGCCTCGGCTTCGACTACCTCAAAGAGGTTAAGTCAGAGCAGGGCTTAAAGGATGCGGCCTCCGACTTTGGCGTACACGCCAAAAAAGAGCTTTGGAAGCTCCCCGCGATGTACGTCGGCGAGTACGCCGAGCAAGACGCGGCGCTTACGCTCAAGCTCTGGCATCACCTCAAGACGCTCATCAAGAAAGAAGAAGTCGAGTCGATCTTCACCCTCGAGACCGAGCTGCTGCCGGTGCTGATCAACCTCACGTTCCAAGGCATCCGCTTCAACCGCGATCGCTGCGAGCAGCTCATCGCCGACTTCAAGCGCAAGGAAGCCGAACACATCAAGCAGATCAAAGCCCTCTCTGGCGAGAAGGTCGACATCTGGGCCGCGGCGAGCATTGCCAAGGCTTTTGACAAGCTCGGGATTCTCTATCCCAAGACCGCAACGGGCCTGCCGAGCTTCACCAAGACGTTCCTCGACGGCCACGATCACGAGATCGCCAAGCTCATCATCGAAGCCCGTGAGTTCAACAAGACCCACGGCACATTCCTTGAGCCTTACATGAATCACAGCGCCGCCGATGGGCGCATCCACCCGCACATCAACCAGATGCGATCCGAAGACGGTGGTACCGTTACCGGGCGTCTCTCGATGAACAACCCCAACCTACAACAGGTACCCGCGCGTCATGAAATTATCGGCCCGATGGTTCGCTCGCTTTTCCTCCCCGAAGAAGGACAGCTTTGGGCGGCAAACGACTTCAGTTCACAGGAGCCTCGGCTTCTCGTCCACTACGCTACCCTACTCGATCTCCCAGGAGCGGAGCGCATGGCGGAGGCATATCGCAGCAACCCCGACACCGACTTCCACCAAATGGTGGCAGATATGGCGGGGATCCAACGCAAAGCCGCCAAGACCATCGGACTTGGATTGATGTACGGGATGGGCAAGCAGAAGCTTGCCAACTCCCTCGACCTGCCGCTCGATGAAGCCGGGGAGCTCATCCAAAGCTTCCACATGAACGTCCCGTTCTTGAAGGGCACGGTCAATGCCGTGATGAAGCGCATCGAGCATCCCGCATCAAACGGCTCGATCCGTACGCTGCTGGGTCGGAAGTGCCGCTTCCCGCTCTGGGAACCCGTCGAGTACGGCATCAACAAGGCGCTACCGCGCGAACAAGCCGTCGTGGAATACGGACCACGGATCAAGCGTGCGATGACGTACAAAGGTCTCAATCGCCTCATCCAAGGCTCGGCCGCGGATCAGACCAAGGCCGCGATGGTCGCGCTCAACAAGGCCGGCTTCCGCCTTCTCCTGCAAGTGCACGATGAAATCGCCGTGAGCGTCGAGAACAAAGAACAGGCGCAGGAAGCCGCACGGATCATGGCCGAAGCCGTCTCCCTCGAAGTCCCCTCCCGTGTTGACGTCGAGGTTGGTCCTTCATGGGGAGAGGCGGCGAAGTAATTGCGTTTTGGGTATCTAGCGCGTAAAGTCAAGACGGAAGAAAGGAGAACCCATGGCTAAAGCAAAGACATCCGCAGAGAAGAAGCCGCTGCCCAAGGGGCTTAAGTGGAAGAACTTAAATTACGACGATTTTAATTTTACGTTTCCGAGGATTGGCGTGAGGCGGTTAACGGAACGCGTTAAGGCCGGTGACAAGTCCGCCGAGCCCAAGCTCGCCGAGCTAAAGGAGTACGTCTGGCGTTATCGACGCAAGCGCAAATACCGCTACCCCGGTCGCTACTCACCCGAGAAGCGTCGGGGATCGAAGTTCAAGACGATCATCATCCCTCTTGAGACCTACCACAAGATCAAAGAGATCCAGAAGTTCTACAAGGCGGGGATGGGATCGATCATCGCCCCGTTGATCGACGAGCTCTTTGACAAGACGTACAAGGAAGCGGAGCTCCTCGCCCGCATCGAGGCCAACAGGAAGAAAGAAAGTGAAACATCGGACACAACTAAGCCTAGACGTCGAACTCACTTTTGAGGTACTTGCGCCCATGGACGTCAACGGCGTTACGCTGCCCCCGATGGTCGATATCCAAGCCGCTTATGTATCGCTCGAGAAGCCAGACGGCAAAGTCTCTCGCGTAAACATACTCAAGGTACTGAGTGAATCTCAGCGCATCTTGCTCGAGGATCAGATCATCGATGAATTTACCGTAGAAGACGACGGAGACTTCGAATGAGCCAGGTATTCCCCGATCGGGTAGTGAACGACGAAGGTGATGCTCGGATCCGAGGGGGTCTCACGCTACGCGACTACTTCGCGGCACAGGCGCTCTTAGGGCTGTTGGCCTCTTCTCGCGGGATGTACTCCGCGAAAGTGCTTGCCGATGAAGCCTACGAGATGGCCGATACAATGCTCGAGGCCCGCGACCAATGACCGTACCCAAGATCCGCCGCTGCGCCGAATGCAAACTAGTCTTTGCCACGCCCGAAAGTTTCCGCAGCCACAAGCGCGTTGACGGGGCTTGCCGCTCAATCGAGGCGCTTCATGCGGTAGGCTTTCGACAGACGCCGCAAGGGTGGAAAATAACGCCGCCCGAACGGAAGTCCAAAAGATGAAGAAGCGAAAAGTTACCGATCGACTATCGGGGGTTAACATGAGCCGCAAAGCTGTACTCGAACGCACACTCGGCAAGAAAGCCGCCAAGCGCTTCCTCGACAAACAACCTAAACCAGAGTCCATTACCCTCGAGCTGCCCACCGACCTTCTCGATCAGATCGTCGTTGCCGAACTCATTAGGACGCACGAATCGCTGACCACGGACCTCGCCGCCCGCAAGAAGGACAACGGCATGGCGATCTTCGAGCTCGACAAGGAACTCGACATCAAGACCATGGAAGGTCATTTGTTCTGCTTTGAAACAGTCTTAAAGTATTACGGCGCGTCGTTGAAATAACAAAGATTTCTCTTACACTGGCGGCCTATGAAGGTCGTCTGTGAAAAGGTCGATCCTTCGAACCCGGAAGTCGAAGAGACTCTGATCGAGCTGCAACGGGCTTGTCTGCCGCACGATGCTTTGTACTTCCCGGAAGAGGGGGTCTGGTGGATTGCTTACCACCGCCGCACGCCGGTCGCGTTCGCGTGTCTGTCTCCTTCCCAACAAATCCCCGATGGGGTCTACCTCGGCCGCTGCGGTGTCACACCGCTCGCTCGAGGGGGCGGCATCCAACGCCGTCTGATCCGCGTTCGGCTCATCTGGGCCAAACGACAGGGATACAACTGGGCGGTGTCAGACACCACGGATAACGTCCCAAGCGCCAATAACCTCATCACCTGTGGCTTTAGGCTCTACGAGCCCGCCACCCCCTACTCCTTTGCACGAGCCCTGTACTGGAAACGACGGCTCTAGTGCCGTTCAAGGACGAGACAGTCCGCCGCGAACGGCAACGCGAGTACTCGCGGCGCTGGTATTTGAAGAACGCCCAACACGCCATCAAACAAAGCAGCACCCGCCGCGCATCGGTCAAAAAGGCGTGGCTCGACTACCGCTCCAAACAGTCCTGTTCGCACTGCGGTTTCTCCCACCCGGCGGTGATCGACTTCCACCACGTGATCCGCCATAACAAACGCGCCGTGAACGATCTCATCCTCAAACAAAACAACCTCAAGGAGGCGATCCGTGAAGCCGAGGAGAAGTGCATCCCCCTCTGCGCGAATTGCCACCGGATCTTGCACTTCGAGGAAAGGCGGGTTATAAGGGTGAGGAGAAAGAAGAAAGCATGAAGGAGATCATCATGTCTGGATTAGGTTTAGTCTTGTTTTTTAGCCTAGTCATGGGTATAACTTGGTTTCTGCGCAATAGGCGCAGGCCCATCGACCCGCATGTTCCAAGACCCAATTGGAGATGCTCGAGGGGTGGAAGAGAATACTTTTAATCGTTAGAAAGCCTAGAAAGGAGATTGAAATGGAAAGTGATACGAAGTTCTTTGTCGCTATTTGCAGCGTACTTGGCTCTATTCTTCTCGGCATGTTCGCGTACTGTGCGTACGACTTGCACTTGAGAACGGAGTACATCAAAAGCGCCTCCGATCCGATCGCCGCGGCCTGTGCCTACGACTCAAGCGAAACGATCCTGCCTCCGTCTTGCGTCACCTACCTCTACCAACAGAAGGAAATGTTCAATGAAACTCCGTAAGAAGCTCAAGAAGTCCGACTCTGCCCAACGCGCCCTCGGCTGGTTCCACGACAACCCCGGCGCGAAGGTGGCCTCCGTTGCTAAGCGTTTCGGGATATCACTTCCCTACGCCTACAAGCTTCGCGAGAAGGCCGCGGGGACCGATCTCGTCAAGCCACTCCTCACGCAGGCCGAAGCCGATGGACTCTTCGGGGATCGCGACTCACGGACCACGGCCCTCGATGGCATCCTCGACACCCGCGCAAGTGACTACGGCACGTTCGGGGATAACGCCCGGCTCGCCCAGGCACTGAAGCGCGCCATGGCCGAGCATGCCGAAGATCACGGCCGCACGTTTACGGATGACCAATGGGAAGCCCTCGAGATGATCGCGACGAAGATGTCCCGCATCGTCAACGGCAACCCCAACAAGGCCGATTCGTGGGACGACATCGCCGGCTACGCCAAGCTTGTATCCGATAGGATACGTGGGGTTGTCAGATGATGCGCCCGGCCATCAATACGACCGACGATCCGCCCATCCCGATACACGACTTGCAACTCCGCGAGTATGTCTTCGAACTGCGCCGACGGATCGAAGTGCAAAACGTCCTCCTCGAGACGCTCGCGGAACAGGTTCGTGGTCTTAAACAAGAACGCGACGGCCTCTCCACGCATATCGAGCGGCTCTTGCTCGATTTGCATTGGTACGAGTCCGGGCGCAACATGAAGGCATGAACGATATGGACGACCTCGAGCTCGACGATCGGCCCTCCCTCGTGCAGATGATCACCCTCACGATCAACGGCACGCGCTACGGGCTCGTCGGGCCCGTGGTCGTTGTTCCGGGACTCATCCCCGGCCCCCTCGAGGTCGACGTCTCAGAGATCGAGTTCGGCGAGATCATGACCGTCCGCACCGCAGCCCGTATGCTTGAAGGAGACTTCAAGAAGGCCATGGGCGCCGGCGTCCAGTAAGTTTGTCGCGGCGCTTTTCCAGCACTCCAGCCATCAACTGCCGCGGACCCCGGGCCGATGAGGCCCGGGGATTTTTACAAAGCAAAGGCCCCGGGGATCACTCCCCGGGGCCCTCGTCTTACAGACCCAGCCGGTCTAAACCATCCATCGAGAAGAGCGGATGAGGCTTACCGTCCCCAAACTCCTCCGATCGCGTCCGACTGTCCACGGCCCGCGCCTCTCGGAACGCTAACGCCAGCTTCCGAGTCTTGTCGAAGTCCGGGACCATCCCGTCGATCTCCTCCTTGGTTAAGAGTCGAGCGAGCGGGGTCAAGTCCCCATCGTCCTCCTGCAACGCTACGACCACCGAGGGCCGTGGCTCACGGACCAGGACGACCGTCAGAC